ATTGGACGAACTCAGGCGCATGGGCCGTTGGACGGCCATGCAATTCGAATATAATCTGATTGTTCAGCCACCTACCGATACGGTTGGCAACCTGCCATCACAATCGGCGGTCATAACAAATATTCCAACGACCGCAGGGCTGCAACCTAATTATTGGCAGGTGACCGGCCCCGGTATTTCACAGGCAGCCAGAATTAAATCTGTTGACTCCCCTACCCAAATTACAATGGATATGGAGAATACAAATACAACGGCTGTGAACGGTGCCACTATCCAGTTCTTGTTGGATACGTATCCTATCCCTCCTGATTTTGACTTTTTCAATAACAGGACGATGTGGGACCGCACCAACAGGTGGGAACTGATTGGGCCGGATAGCCCGCAACTGGATCAATGGCACAGGTCTGGCATTGTGGCCACGGGGCCGCGCCGTCACTTCAGAAAGATCGGCCCCTACCCCAACACATTCAGAATTTGGCCGCCGCCGGCCGAGATAGTTTCACCCTTGCAGCTCGTCTTTGAGTATTTAAGTATTGCTGCGGTGGCGGTAAACGGCAATGCCGCCGATGGGGCTACGTTCTCGCAGTATTTTCAGAATGACAACGATGTTCCATTGTTGGACGATCAGGCCATCACCATGGGCATCAAGTGGATGTTCTGGGAGGCCAAAGGCTTCGGCAGCTATGTCACCTTGCAAAACCGTTGGGTAGATTATGCAAAGCGGTTATTGGCCCGTGACGGCGGCGCGGCAACACTGCCGCTCGTAAATCGTACTAATCCTCTGTTTATCGGACCGAATAACGTGCAAGACGGATATTTCCCCGGCAATATCGGAAGCAACCAAGGCATTTGATTTAATATTATGGCCGATAAAAAAGACGATAAGAAAAACGACCCACCACCCAAACCTGAGAACATCATCGTTGGTGGTGTGACCATCAGGCGTGACGATCAAGCGCGGTATATTTATAATCCAGTTTTGCCCGCTGGCTAAGGGGCAGCAATGCCTAGTCAGGCCGAAACCATTGAGGCGTTACGCAAGCAAAGTGCTGGCACTGGGGTCGACCCGGTAACGCAGCCGCAGTCACCGGCCGATCAAGCACCTTTTGGCAATGCCATGGCACAGGCTGTGGGCTTGCCTGATGCGGTGCGGGCACTCAAAGGGCAAATGACGCCTGAAGAAGCCCAAAGCTTTGCTATGACCGCCGCATTGGGCTTGATCCCCGGCGCTGGTAAAGTTGAAGGTGTAGCAACCAAAACCATGGGTGAACTACTGCCTCATATGTTTGCCGGTAATCCTTCAGCTTCTAAAATGATACCAGCCGAATATATGGGGATGCTTGGTGGTGAAAAAGCATTTTCGAAGCAGTACCCAAATCTTTATAAAACTATTCAAGGACAATTAGAAGCTCCTGCTGCTGGGGCTGCTTCTGATATCTCAGACGAAGCTATCAGCAAAAAACTTGCTGATAACCCCGGTGCTTCAATATTTGATGTTGCCGGTATGAATGTGGGTGGCCCGAGTTCTCCACTTAGTAAAAAACCCTCAATTGGCGAACCAAATCCACAAATAGATATTAAGAATTTAACGCCAGAAGAAAATAAAGCACGACTGCAACGAATGCAGCAGGATTACCCGTCACGCCTGTACCATGGGGTAAAACCCTATCAACAGTTCTACGGCCCAGGGGTACAAAACAACCAAGAACTTTACATGGCCGAAAATCCACAATTGGCAGATATGTATGCAGGGGTTAACCCAGGGGATAAATTGGCAGAGGGGTATACCACGCCGGGATCGGTAGTTCCTGTACAGGCCGATCTGAGTAAGTTCCATGTTTTTGATGCCAAGGGCACACCAACATCTTCTGGTGAATTATGGGCACAAGTAAATAATGAGGCTAAACATCAGGCCAGAGATTTAGGTGCCCCTGGGGTAACAATCAAGAATGTTTTTGACGAACCGGCAAGCACGAAACATCTTGGTGAGCCACAGACTATTCATATTCTTTTAGATAAAGATTGGAACAACTCAAATGAAAAATTCCCACTGAGAAGCCCTTTTGCAATGTTTGATCCTAATCAGTATCATGCCAATAATCTTCTTGCGGGTTTGGCTGGGGGTGCAGTGGCAACACCTGCCGTTACCCCTATGGTGCAAGATTATATTAAGGCATTGCAGGGTGGTCAGGATCAATCTCAATGACAAGGAATAAGAAATGACACAACAAGAAATGTTGAGAACTGCGTTGACAGCACAACAGGATCCTTCTCAGGCATCTACCGTAAATTCGATGTTTGCGGTGCCTCAACAGCAATTACAGCGTATGGCTGGCGATGTAGTTCCTTTCCCTGGTAGCGGGGGTTCTGGCTCCGGGACTATGTGGGATCTTCAATCTGCACTTCAGCAAGCCCGTTCTCCAGGAAGTAACATCTCTATTGTGCCACAGCCAACTGCACAGGGGGTTTTGAATATTATTCAACAACATGGCCTTCTCAATCCAAACAAGTGGGCTAAATGAGAAAAACACGTACCGTCCAGAAAATACCATTTTTAGGACCCGATGTAGAAACCAAGATAATACCGTCACCTACTGATGGGTGGGATGCCATTTCGCCATTAGCCGAAATGGACCCCAAACGTGCCCCTATTCTGAAGAACTGGGTGCCGCGCCCTGGCTATGTGGAAGTTCGTCAAGGTTATTTCCAATGGGTTCCTACCAATTCTAATCCGGTAGAAACCCTAATGATCTACCGTAACCCGAACGGTGAGACCATGTTCGCGGCGGCCGGTTCTGAAATATTTGATGCATCTAATTATGGATTGCCTGTTGCTGTTGTCACCGGCTTGGGCTCGGCACGTTGGCAATACATAAATTTCACACCGAGTGGCGCGGCGACGGTATTGCAATGCTGTAATGGGGTGGATCAGCTACGCCAATGGAATGGCACTTCTTGGTCAACCCCCTCTATTACTGGCTTGCCTCCTGGTGTCGGTTCTACGGCAGATATTATAAATATCTACGCTCAGAAAGCCCGGCTTTGGTACATCTTTAAGAATTCAACAATTGTTGGCTTTCTTCCAGCGGAAGATATTCAGGGGGCTTTGGCTGGGTATCAGGATTTTGGTTCGCTCTTTTACAAAGGCGGCTACTTGGTGGCCATGGCCGACTGGACCGTTGACGGTGGGAACGGCCCTCAAGATTATGCGGTGTTTCTAAGTTCCAAGGGTCAGATAGCCATTTATGCGGGGACCGATCCAACCAATCCGAATGCCTGGTCTTTGGTTGGTGTTTTCAATCTTTCACCGCCGATGGGGTTGCGCTGTGCCTATGGTATAGGTTCAGATGTTGCACTAATTACGCAGCAAGGCGTGATCCCTATTTCTCAGGCCCTACCGTTCGATCCATCTGCTGATCGTTCGGTAGCTATTACGGCGCGTATCCAAAATGCCATGGCTCAAGCCGCACAAATAGGTAGCAATCTATTCGGCTGGCAGTTGATGGCTTATCCACTGCAAACTCTGCTTTTTCTTAATGTACCAATTTCAGAAAACGAAGAACAGCAGCAATTTGTCATGAACACGCTGACGGGGGCGTGGTGCCAGTTCATTGGCTGGAATGCCAATTGTTTCGAAGTATTTTATAACACTCTTTATTTTGGCGATAATAATGGCTCCGTCAATCAAGCCTATACCGGCTACGCAGACGGGACTTCAAGCATAAGTATCGATATGCAATGCGCTTTCAACTGGTTCGACGAACCGGGCAAAGTCAAGCGCATGACGATGATCCAGCCTTTATTGACCACGCAGGGCAATGTGGTCCCTGCTCTTTCGGTGGATACAGATTTTGGTACTTCCACGGCCGTCAACCCTTTGGTCATTACCCAAGGGGGTGCTGTATGGGATACGGCCATTTGGGACAAGTCAACATGGCCCAGCGGGGCCACGAACTACATTCAGTGGTTGACGGTTGAAGCCATCGGCCATGCTTTTGCAGCGAGGATAAATACTGTTTTGGTTTATAACGCCGGAGCCGGGTCGCTCTTTGACAGCGCCGTTTTTGACAGTGCCACTTTTGACGGCTCACCGAACGGCGAAGCAGTAACCCTTCAGGTCAATGTCTTCAATGCCATTCTTGAGACAGGTGGGGCTATCTAAATGGGTGTTGGTTTGCTCCTACATAGTGACGAACAAGTGGCCGAATACTTGTTCCTGAACCATGTTCAGCCGAGGATGAAGTACGATCAGGCCATAGGTGTCATGGTTGATGGTAAATTGTCTGGTGGTGTCTTGTTTCAGTGCTGGAATGGCTTTAATGTGGAACTCAGCTATTATGGAAAGAAGACCCTGACGCCGGGGATCATAAAATGCTTGGCGCGAATTTTGGTCTCAACTTTCAACGTGGCGCGTGTTACGGTAACGGTTAGCCGCCGGGCCAAGCGCTTGATGCGGGCATTGCGGAAGCTAGGTTTTGTTCTTGAGGGCACCCAGCGTTGTTTCTACGGTCATAACGATAGTGTGCGTAATACTGGCGTTCGGTTCGTGATGTTCCGTGAGCGTTTGGATCAGTTATGTCAATTTGAACAGCAGGCAGTCGGGTAAAGGCCATGCCGTTTGGAACATCTTCTAACGAATACACTGCAAATGCCCCTAATCAGCAGTTCAATCAGCTTATCGGTCGCCAACCTAATTGGCAGAGCCGTTTAGGGGCCGGGACCACGGGCGGTGGCGTCAACCTTGGGCAACCACAACCAACGAGTGGCCCGGTAAGTGCCAACCCGAATGTAGCAATGATGATCCGAGCTTTAATGGCAAATAAAGGCACCTGAAAATGAGCCTTGGCCAACCCGCACCCCCCAGCCCCGGCGCCATCAATGCTAATGCGACGCAAGCAGATGCATCGCAAGCTGCACTTAATACTGGTATCGCTACCCAAAACCAAGCTGGATCAAATTATAATCAAACCGACCCTTATGGATCATTATCCTATTCTCAGACTGGTACTGGCCCGAACGGGACACCGCTTTATACGTCGAGTGTTAATCTAAGCCAGCCACAGCAAAATCTTCTTAATCTTTTGCAGGGCAGCCAAACTACGGCAGGCGGTCAGGCCGGTAATCTTCTGACTGGGGCCAATTACGGCAGCACGGCCCCTTCAACTGCTATTGGTGATTTGACTTCAGGGTTGACCAATCAGAATACACAGGAATATTTGCAAGCTGAGCAGCCGTTCTTCACCACACAAACAGATCAACTTAATACTCAGTTGGCCAACGAGGGGCTTGGGCCTACCGATCCGGCCTATCAAGTAGCCATGCGGCAATTGCAAACCAATCAAGGCTTGACTACGGCCGGGGCCACGGCGGCGTTTGAGCCTACTGCTTTCAATCAGGCTACAACCGAATTTACATTACCTGAGGCACTGGCAACCTCACTTGGAACTTACGGGGCACCGGCTAACCCAACATCTCAATTCCAGGGCGGTTCAGCCCTGAACATTCAAACACCGAACGAAGCTGCAAACCTATCGGCCGAAACAACGGCTGCACAGAATCAATATACGGCTCAACAAAATCAATACAATGCGTTGGTGAGTGGCCTAATGGGTGTTGGCAATGCCGGGTTAGGCATGTTGGCTTTGGCATAGGAGGGCATAAATGGATCCTACCCAACCGCTTAATATTCTTCCCAGCCCGGCCGCTTCGCCATATTCTCAGAATACTGCATTGGGCAATGTCATTCAGGCTCTTCAGGCAGGTGCTAGTGGGTACAATAAAGGGCTTCAGCCCCAGGCCCAACAGCAGCAAAACGGTCAAACTCCGGGGACTTCCGCTCCTTCGTCAAACAATACACCAAACTATAATCAGTTTGGGTCACAGGCCACGACGTCACTACTCAATATTCTGAATAATATTGGTGGCAGCAGTCCAACTTATGGCGGTGGAAATATATTGAGTGGAGACGTATCTGGTGGCAGTTCAATCGCCCCGCTTCCTGGTTTGACACCTGCCGATTACGGCGCTGGATTCTAAGATGCCTGACGATACCCAACTGCCCGATCCGTCGCAGTACGCAACACCTAACCAGCTTGCAACTCAGCGGGCATATGCGAA